AAATGGCTTGATTAAAATCCTTCCGTCTCATGTCGTGGTGCGGGGAATCTTCCGTAAGAAGGCGCAGAAATTCAAGTTTCAGTTTAGCCGCACTAACCATTGTCTTCTCGCTCATCTACTCCTCCTTTCCCCGGCTCACCATCCACCCGAACAAAAGAGCCATGAGTACACTCAGCCCTAGCCACACAAGCCCGACTTTAATAATGACGGCTATCATGTTAATCCTCCACGCACGGCTTTCTAAATACATCATCAAAACCAGTAGTGGCGTCAGCAGGAATTCTTGTTATTTTCTGAATGCTCGGCCGCCCATTAAGTTCGGCCCCTTCAAGTTGTCGCCCCTCGGCCAAGCCTTTGATGGTCGTCTGCCAGAAGGCCAACTCTTCATTTGCCTCGGCTAGGCTCGCATTGGCCGTTTCAAGCGCCGCCCGGACATCCATCAGCTCGGTGTCCTTATAGGCTGCCGTCACCTTATGCCCGGCGTAGATCCCGAGAAACAGGAAAAGAATGATTACGATACAAAGTAGCGGTGTGATTCTTTTCACGGTTTCCTCCCTTCTATCCCCGCAATTTCCTTGATGATTTCGTATGCGACTTGCGGGACGATGGAATTTCCGAGGGCTTTAAGTCTGTCCACCTGATTGGAAACCCTTGCATCCACTCGACAAAGGCGGGTTGCAACTTCAATCCACGGGATGTCCCAATTCTGCTGTTGAGGTCGATGGTAAACCCCCGCTCCATCTTCCGCTTGAAGTTCCCAGATTCTGGAAAGTCGGGACTCCGATAGTCCCTGGTCTGCGGCGTCGGGAGCATGGAAATTTGGTCCGGTAGGAAGTAATCTACAGGCTTCCTCTTGGACCCTTTCGCCCCCGTCAACCCGCCCTTGTAATCGTTCATTCTGGGGGTTCGGAGCATCGCTATTTGATCGCGGAGTTTGTAATGCCCGTCGCAGCCGGGGCGAATCTCCATCACGCCGCCTTCCGTTTCTACCGCCGAGGGGGTCTTGAGGAGTCGAATCGCCAATGATAATGGCGGCGTTGCTACTGAGCCAGCGTCCCTCCGCTTTGTCCAGGCCTCCTCTGTTTCGTCCGTCGTTTTTCCGGCCCTCATGGTGGGCAACAATCCATACCCTATCCCTTCTGTGCGGGGCATTGACGGCGCAAGCTGGAATAATAATCGGCCTGACTTCGTAGCCTTCGCCTTCCATCTGAGATAACAAATCCTCGAATACCACGCCTTGCTCAAGACTAAGGATTCCAGGAGGGTTCTCAAAGATGGCCCAGGTTGGCTTGACTTCGGCCAGGACTCTAATAGCTTCCGGCCAGAGCCAACGGTCATCTGCCGTTCCTTTACGCTTCCCGGCGACGGACGCTGGCTGACATGGAACTCCCCCGGTAAGTAGGGTTGCGCCCCTGAATCGGGTTCCATCGAAGTCTCGGATGTCGGGGATAAGGAGAGGGTTGCCATCCTTGTCGGCAAGGTCATGTCCCCGCCTTCTTTGGCTATTCGCTCCATCGTCTTTCTGTTTCTTCTCTCGTAACTGTCCTGACCTCTCGGTGTCGGCAACAGCCCCGAATCTGGCCTTGAGGACTTCCTGACAGAATGGTTCGATCTCACAGAAGGCAATCGTCCTGAACCCCGTCCATTGTGCGGCGAGGGCGAACCCGCCGATGCCGCTAAAGAGATCAATGTGCGTGAGGTCATTCACTTTCTATCCTTTTCTCAAAGGGATCGTCTTCTGGGTAGTCCGACATGTTGGAACGAACTTGCCGAACCTGCTCCTCTACCAGTCGCTTGATACTGCCTTCAGGGAAGGTGCCCCTTTTCCGAGAAGCGTTGTCCTTAATCCTTCTGGCATCCATCTCGGCAATCTCAGCGCGCTTTGCCGTCATCCATTTTTCGTGTTCCTCCTTCGTGAGTTCCCAAAACCCGGCGGGGTTTCGCTCGCGCAATCCATGAACAGGGCCGGAACTCGGTGGAAGACGATCAAGCGCTCGCTGTATTTTCTCCTGACGTTTGCTGTCTCCGCTACGAACGCCCCACGCTGCCTGTCGGAGTCGTCCCTTCTCGCAGTCGCAGAAATGCGCCGTACCTTCCGGTCCCAGATATAAGCCTTGGTTTCTGCATTGGTCGCAATAATCCAGTATTTCTTTAGACTGGGGGATCCCCGTCTCGCGTCCAGTCTCATCTTCATCTTCATCAACAACCCCAAGGGTGGCAATCTTAATGGTCGCTACCGACGGGAAAGGTTCGGATGGATAGGGCTTGAACGTTTCAATCACAGCTTGTATGGCATCATCAAATATCCGGGGCTTCTCATAACAAAGGGCTGTAAAATATTCCATCCGCAAGGCTTCTTTAAGGGTCTTCCCTTGATTGAATATCCTCTCCAGCCGCTCCATTCCTCTATCAAAAATCCTCTTGGTCATTTTTTCCATTTTTCCCCTCCAACTTCTCGCGCCTTTCCTTTTCCTCCTTTTCTTCCATCATCTTGATCCACGCGCCCGGTTTTTCGTCTTCCGGGGTTCGGTCAAGGTAGTTGCCCTCAATCACTTTCTGATAGTTCGTTTTATTTATGATCCAATCGAAAGTCGCAAAGAACCTAACCCCTCCCGGCTTTGGTTCCGTCTGTCCAAGAAGGAATGGAGATTTCCCCACAGTCTCCAATAGGGAATCGAAATTAAACCCTTTCTTTGCCGCAAGTTTTCGCAGATGGACTTCTCTTGATGAGCCTTTTTCAATTTCAGTTATCTTGGTTAGTCCATGAGATCCTGCAAAAGAATTCCATTTATCGAATATAGTAGTAGGTGCATTGCTGATGATATGATTCTTCTTAATTTCAGAAGCATATTCAGAAGCAGAAGCATATTCAGAAGCAGAAGCAGAGAGTAGCTTTCGCTTTTTCTCTTCCTTTGCTTTCATTTTGCTTTTAGGACGACCACCTTTTCGACCCGATTCAGCCCTTACCTCAGATATATATCCAGTCCTTGCCATCCTTCGGTTAAATATAATCCCACCATCACCTTGCGAATAGACATTGTGAAGTTTTAATTCAGCGAGAAGCGAATCCACAACGCCAACCTCTTCGCCGACTAATTTTGCTAACGTTTTGCTTTCCATTTTGCTTTCACCGTCAAGCATAAATCCCACTATTTTGCTTTTCGCCATAATAGAAAGCATCCTCATCCATAACCCCTGAGCTGCTAAGCTTGATGAAGCCAGGCCAGTGTCTGAAAGGTAATCCGACCAGAACCACTTGACCCAAGGGAATTTATTTTGACGCCCATCGTCCACGTCATCGTCCTTTCTTCGTTTGCTTCTTCAGTCTGGTGATGACCCCGCGAAGGGACGAGTTGCTATGAGCAAACCAATCGTTCCTTTTCTGGATGTTGTTCTTTTCGTCGGTGATTGCCTTAACCGCATTCTTGTAAGTTTGGAGACCCGAAATCTCCTTCTGCAGTTCGGCCTTGTCCTTGGTCATGAGTTCCAGGGCGTCGGCGATACGGAGAAGCGCTCCGTCTCGTAGAAAATTAGGAGGAGCAATAAGCATTTCTTCTTCATCCTTTTCAAGTTTAATTCCCCAATTCCCCCTTGACCCATTCGTGAAAAGATGCCTTTCTTTTTTCATTCAATTCTCCTTTCATCGGATTAAAAAGAGGCCGGGAGGAGGAGCCGCCTGCGTGTGGCCCCCGCCGCCACTCCCCGCGTGATACGATGCAGCGCATGGACTCCCGGCCTTTGGATTCATGATTTAAAAAGGATCATCGTCTTCCCCGGGTTCCCGTCCGGTTTTTTCAAACGGCTCTTCGCTTTTTTCTTCCACGAAACCAGTCTCTTTTTCTTGAGGCTCTTCTTTCTTTTCTCTGGCTGTAAGAAAGATTACTTGCTCGGCGGCAACCTCGGTAAGGCTATGCATTTGTCCTTTTTCATCTGTCCAACTTCTTTCGTGGAGTTTCCCTTCGACGCCAGTAAGCCGTCCCTTATCTCCAAACTCGACCATCATGTCTGCCTTATCGCCGAAACAAACCACTCGATGAAAAGACGGTCTCGGCTTTTTTTCATTTCGATAAAGTTCATTTGTGGCGATCTTGAACGATGCAACCGGAGTGCCTTTCTTTGATTCTTTTGACTTGATTTCCGTGGCTATCCGCCCGATAAGAACCACCTTGTTAAAACTTCCATAGTCGGCCATCAAATTTTTCCTTTCTTCAAAGTTTAGCGAATACCAGTTTTATGCTCGTCCGAAACTGTTCTCTCTGCTTTTGATATTTCAATTTTTCTTGCTCGGGAACGTCATAATACGGAACGAAGTAGGACTTGCTTTCGATAAGATGATCTCCGACATATGCCGTCCGGCCCCGGAACTCGTCTTTGATCTCGTCTTCAAGTTTCTTGAATTCCTTCGCGGATTTTTGAACCCCGGAATCTATAAGAGTTTGGTACTCCCTGACCCTCAAGAGCCAGTCCTCGTCCGTGACAATCTCGATTTTGCCCGATATGGCCCCCCTCTGCCGTTCCGGGAAATCAAACTCAGCAAAACCGCAAGATTTACAGACTTCTTTCTCCTCTGCTTTCGGCGGATCGTCCTTTGCGACGCACTCATTGACATAACGAAGACCATCAAGAAGGCTGGACGCGTAGGATGGGTCAAGTTCGATATCCATGAGGCGCATGGCACCGCCCTCCTTGTCTTTGAACAATAGGGCAGAGAGCCTTTTATGCGTCATCAGCATGTAGGCTTGGAGTTGGGCTGGGTAGTGTCGTATCCAGGAGAACGGTGATCTGATAAGATCCTCTTTCGATTGTGCTCTTGAAACCTTGTTAAACATCGCCGAGGAGCAAGTTTTGTAGTCGATCGGATATTGCTCGCCGTCCACGACGATAAGGTCGTCGAGTTCGCCCGTTAGTTTCAGCGCCGGCCACTCCAATCTAGGAACATGAATAAGTTCTGCTCCGGCATACGCCAGATCTGCCCTGATCAAGGATTCCTGCTTTGTCCCTTCCTGGAGCCGAGCTGTCGTTTTCTCGTCGAATCCCTTTCCTTTCTTGGGACAGAGGTGCATCAGGCAAAGTCGCCGTGGACAATCCGAAACCCACCCGAGTTCGGACGCTCCGGTGAAACCCGGCTTGACAATCTTCTCTCGGGCCTCCGAATCTTCTTTGGCACGGCGCACTCCGGCCTCTTTGAGCAAAGTTGAAATTTTCTCGCTGATCACTCGGTCTTCTCCTTTGTGGATTTATCAGAATGGGGGTTCGTTATCTTCGCCTGGTCCGCCGTTTTCTGCTCTTTCTTCTGGCTTGGGCTGATAAAGTTTGGCCCACGCTATGTATTCCTTCGACAACCACTCAAAGTTAACGATAAGGCGATGAAGATCATTCAGATCACCCTCATGGAAAGAAAGGTTTTTGAATCGGTTGAGCTCGACAAACTTGACCTTGTGAGTCTTGGCGAAATCGTAGAGAAATATTTTGAAATTCTTTGGGTCGAATGTTTTTTCGGCGAGTTTTGCCTTAATGGTTTCGATCATTATAGCCTTTTCGTCCTTAACGGGCGTGGTTGCCGGTTTCGGCTCCGCCGTAGGTTTCGCGGCTGGCTTCGGCTCGGTTGCCGGCGTGGGCAAGGTTTCCTTTTCCGGCTCTTCTTTCTTTTCGACCTTGAGTTCTTTCTGAGGTTCGGGTTTCACCTCTACAATTTCGCCTGCAGCCGGCATGATGAAGTCTTGCGCTTCCTCAGGGAGGTAGAGACCCAGAACTGCATCTGGAGCGATTTGTCGAACCCCCCTTGCCGCAGCTCTGGCGAAGTACATGTCCTTTGGGTAAGCTTTCCAGTTGTCTTTCTGCAGGAGTCCCGCCGCTTTGGCGTCCCCCTCGTCGAAAACCGACTTCAATGACGACTTGAACCCTGGCCGCGAGAAGGTGATGGTGCAACCCTTATCCGTGGACTCGACTTCCCATGTCACGCCAGCTCGTTGATTCGCTACCGCAAGCATGGCCTTGGCTTCCATCGTAAGTCGGCCGCTCACGATCACTATTGTATTAAGTGCGGCCACAGGGGGGATCCCCAGCTCCCGACCATACTCAATGATGGCGAAGATCCCTGGGACGCCGTTTGGCTTCAGCTTCGGCCACATGCCGGAGTCCAGCAACATTTTTGAGATCTCCGACATGTTTTTCGCATCCGGGACAAGGGATTCCGTCTCTCTTCGTGGGACAATCGCCGTCACGGTTTCTTTATTCATTTTTTCCTCCCAGATTTAATTTTGATGAGATCCTTTTTATTGAAGATTAAACATTTCTCTTTGCAAAGAATTTCTTGATAATACTTACAGTCTTGATAGGGGAGGAGGCCGGATTTAACGAGCGCCATAACATCGGCAAGTCTCAGCCCTAGGAATTCGGCGCTCTGTTCTATCGACATTTTTCCTAATTTCTCATTCATGCCTCTCTTGGGGGGATCGCAATTTACCCGGCCCCTTCTACGTACCCACCCTAGTTTTTCTCCCATCGTCATGCGGTTACTCGTTTTTTCGACAAAAACAGGCCTTTCAGTCGCAGTCCGACACTGGTTTTCCGGACCCGAATCGGGCACCCTCCTTAAAGTTCTCTCTATTGAGGAGTTCTGCGCCCTCCGAATTTCGTCGAAAGGAACAAGGGGGTTTTCCGAAGCGATATGGCCAGAGATTGCAATCCGAGATCGAGCAATACTTTGCCTCATCAATACTGTCGCCAGCGCACTCAATACAATTCTTTCTTATCCGCCTAAGTATTTCGGCCTTACTATCCTCACGGGCCATGGTTGATTTACCGGAGAAATTTACGCCTGTCATTTTATTTAACCCCCTCAGCTTCTTTGATCGCCTCCCAGACCGTTTCTCCGAACCCGATAAATTCTTTCTTCTCCGGATCCTTGGCGGCCCAGGTGCAGAACGATGCGGGAAAAATCCTCCATTCTTTGCCGTCCTTTCCGAGCACGATGATGTATCGGCCGTTCTTAGAGACGACGGCTTTCCGGTTATGTTCAATCATTGGCGTTTCGTATAACATGATTTATTGTCAACCCGTAGCCGGCTGATCTGGCTCCTCGTCATATCAATCCTTCTTCGATTCGCTTCGCCATCAGCCATGCCTGCCTTTGCCATAAGCCTCGCTCTGTTTTTGACAGCCGTTTACGAATAGAATTGAGCGTCATCTTTGTGAGTTCGGCTGAGGGGCGAATTAACGATAAAAAAGAACGCGCTATGCCGACCTGCGTCGCATAACGTTTATTATGTATATTATAGTTTACTTCCAAAGTTCCTCCAATTTTATGCCGAGACAATAACTTATCTTCTCCAGGGCTTTAATTCCCGGACTTTCAATCTGACCGTTTTCAACCTTCAAAATATAGAGGCGGCTACGTCCGCTTACTTGGGCCAAGTAGTATTGACTCCAGCCGAGTTCGAGTCGTCTTTCTCTTATCTTTTGCCCGATGTGATTGCTTCTTTGTTTCACGAATCAATCCTTTTCCTTTGCCCTTTCGATTTCCTGTCTTAGGTCATAAATAAGGTTTTCCTTGATTCGTTCAAGTTCATATTTGTAGTTCTGAAGATCGATTTCCCGCGAGGATTCAATCCAGAGAGACCTCTGAAGAGGCGTCCACGCCTTCCATATATCGGGAGGAACATAATGATCAAGCATGAGCGGGGGATAGTAATATGCGCTTAATAGGTAGTCGTTTCGTACAGCGGGAGTTGCGCTCGCTAGAGCCAGGATCACCGCCGTTTGGCCTAAGCCGTAAAGCAAATCAAGGCTGGGATTGTAGGGGTTAGGATCAACGACGGCCGATCCGTCCGATCGATAAGCGCCGTCAAAGTCCATTAGAGAGGCACAAGATATGGTGGGTAGAATCAGGATAACACTAAAGATTGTGTTTCTCATCCTTTCCTTCATGCTAATCTTAATATACTACGAAATTTTCAATTGTCAAGTATGATCCTAGGGTTTTTTTTACAAGCCAAGCAAAACTTTTTCCCCCCGCTTATTTTTGAGCCAGGAACTCAGGATCATGGTTAGGAGCTGGGACAGCGGCAACCCATTTTCTTGTCCTATCCTTACGAGTTCTTCCTTGATCCACATTTTGTTTTTCGGCAATCGGAATTGAATGTCATGGTTTCGGATGGTCATTTTCCTCTCTCCTCTCTTCTTTAGGCGACCCTTTCGACTATCCAATTATCAGCATTGGTATAACACCGTTTGATCCCTTCGGCATCGGCAGAAAAGTAAAATCGCTTTGCCCTATTTCTATCCTCTATCCACCGCGCAAACCTTCGGGCCGTCCTTAGATAAACAGTAGTGCCGAAATAGTCCTTCTTGACTATATATTTATCCCTCGGCATCTTCGTATATAGGGCTTTTTTCAATAAGGCTTCAAATGCTGGCGTTTTCCTGTTAAGGGAAACTTGGTCATAATCAGAGGATCTCCAGTCGAAGTCCGAGTATTCGGGAAGGTGTCGGAGCACGGCCAGCGGCCTTGCATACTTGCCGGCGTTCCCTTGAAAATTGCCAGACTCAAACTCTCTCAATATTGTAATATCAAGCTTTTCTTGGCCTTCTTCCTGAAGGATTTTAGTCAGGGACGCACACTCCCATTCTTCATAGGTGCGCGGATAGACGTTGTTCGACGCGGCCTTAACAAAGACTTTTTCATCCTTGATCTTGATTGATCTAACGATATCGTAGCTCATTTTCTTTCTCCCTTAATTGATTTAAACGATTAGAGAAATTGCCCGTAGGTTGACATGGACCTGCAGGAGATCGTCCAGCCTTGCCCTTCTCAGGTGCCCTGTTTTTGGGCATTTTCCGAATTTCCCTATATTTCAAAGTTAATCTCCATCTGACCCTTGACCGGCCGATCTGCCGGGTCTTGAACTCCGCCCTTAAAGAGCGGCCCAGGTTCCGGCGCCGGGTCCGGGAGCTGGACATCAAGGCGCCCTTGAAATTGACTCGCACCGCATGCCCCGCAAATAAGGTCCCCAAAGTGTTTGCGTCCGTCCGGTTCGTCCTCGGTCCTCTCATCATAAAAGAAGACTCGACCATGCCCGCAAGCGACGCAATCATCGCCTGTGATCCACTTTCTTTCGTTCATCTTATTCTTTCCTCCTCAGATCATCCCAAGGATGATCAACCAGGACGGATAACCATGTTGACAAGTCCCGTCCGGCTCCACCCAGCAGCCGTCAGGCGTTTTGCAGCCGTCCTCTTCCATCCCTTCAACCAGCTCTTCAGATGCTGGAGGCCTAACCATCGTCCCATCCTTTAGTTTGTAGGTCATGTTTCTCTTTCCTCCTTTAGATTGCGACGTTGATTTGTCTAAGCCCGTCGTATGCTTGCAGGATGATTGCCAGGGTGACAGCGCCGCTGTCGCTGAGGATTAGTTTCCAACTCTTCAGATTGGCCGGTACGGGGTGATACTTGCACATCTTTTTGTAATATCTGACCTCCTCTCTGGCGATCTTGTCGAGTTCCGCTCTTGTGTACTCTGTCATTTTCTTTCCTCCTTCATCTCACGTTCATATAGGACGCCGCCGCCATTGAGTAACTTTCGATCTCGTCATGATCCGCCATGGAATAGAAGGACACCTTGTCCCCCGCGTTGCCCGCTCCAATAATGACATGATCGAGTACCTTGATCCCCATCGTCGCCGCCGCGAACACAATCGCCTTTGTGATTTCCTTGTCACAGTAGGACGGCTCCGGATCTCCTGAAGGATGATTATGTGCCAGGATGAGACAGGCGGCGCCGCACTGGAGGGCCGTCACGATAATCTCTCTCGGATAGACCGGCGAACTGTCAATGGTGCCGAGAAATTCCAGCTTATTGAGAATGACCTTGTTTTTTGAATTAAGATATAGAACCCTGAACCATTCGCGGATTGCCCGGGCATCATCCTGGAAGTAATTCGCCACCGCTGCCGCACTCCCGACCATCGGCCCCGACGAATCGCAGACCCGAAGGACTACGACCTCGCCCGACGACCAATGATTTGATCTTGCCATGACCTCCTCTTATATTTTCCTTTGCCTTTTGCTCTCCGTTCGTGATGCCGTGAGCGTGAACCTTCGACCCAGCCCGTCTGCCAGGGGTTTTAACCTTTTAGGTAATGCGTCGGCTATTTCGCGGATCGTCTCTTCCGTGATTCCATGAGGATGTCGGTCGGTTCGTTCCGGCTTTTCAAGTCTGAAGCAGTAATACGCCCCTCCGTGCTCATAGGTTAATGTCGCCGTCCAGGTAACATCAACTTTCTCTTTCCAAGAATCATCCTCAGCCGACCGCAAGACCGTTCCCATAATTCCATCAAGGGTGTTCTTGCTTTCCATCTTTCTTTTTCCTCCTTGAAGACTATTTGAAGACTTCCTGTCTCCTCTGTCCATCTTGATCGTAACATGCCTTTCTCGTTTGTCAATCCCCCTCCAGCTTTTAATCCCTACAATCTAGAGAGTACAATCTAGAGAGAAGAAGACAATCTATAAGGGGAAGGGGGGGTAGGGGGGAAAGAGGAAGAAGAAGATACAATCTAGAGAGAAGATACAATCTGGGATGATGGGAGAGAACTTGCTAAGAGAAGGGAAGAGAGCAATCTATAATGAATCAGCTGGCAAGGTGCTATCATCCCTGGGTTCTCAGGCGCATAATCAAGCCGATGATCATAAGTCATTGACATCATTGACCCTAGGGGGATTACGTAGTTGACAGATCGGCTCTTATGCGACACAATCAAGGAGGGGGGGCGTATGGGCACTTTCCGGAAGGGGGTAGGTCTTGTAGGTCATCCCTTTCTCCGTAACTCATCAAATTTCTCATAATAGGTTTTTATATCCAAGGATACCAGCAAGGCTGACACCAGTAAAACGGATACCAATAAATTTCAGAAATCGGAGTTAATACGTTCCAGTACATTATTTCTCCATCAATTCGGCTCCACAAAAGAAGAGACCCGTTTCTCAAGTTTCCTGAGTCGTCGCCGGTCCTCTCGGACAATATGGTAGAGGTTGAGGAGTGAGCGGCGGTAGCGAAAGAGCTTATGAAAGATGACATTGAATGCCCGCCGCACCCTTGTTTCGTACTCGGTTTCAAACCTTAGCTCTTCCACGTCTTTATTGTAAACCCGAAAACGCCAATGTCAATATACTTGGGCTATTTTATCTTCATCATATTGACAGCCGGGGGGTTTGTATGCCTTATTATTAATTATGGGCGTGTTGAAAGAATATTCGGCCCGGGGACTCAAAGCCGTGGTTCGTGAGATTGACGGGATACCGGTCTGTGTGGGTCAGGAGAGGATTGCCCGGTATCGCAGGGGGAAGAAGCCCAAGGCGCGGATGGCGGAGCTGGGGATTGAAAAACTCAAACCGCAACAGAAATTGGCCCTCAGAAACAAATTCGAGTTGGGGATGTCGAACCGCCAGGCCGCAATTCAGGCCGGCTATGAGGAGACGAATGCCGCTCGCGTTCTTCCCCGTCTTCTCCAGAGAAAGCCGATCCAGGATGCGCTTATAACCAGGGGCATAACGGATTTCAAGATAGCCGAGGTCATCGCCGAAGGGTTTGAAGCCATGCACCCGTTAAGACCGGGACAGCCGGACCATCACGCCAGGGTGAAATTCGTCTCGGAAGCCAACAAGGTGCTCGATAATTATCCCGCCAAAAAGATCGAGGTCGAGGAAAAATCCATCAATATTCACTTGGGTAAAGATGACTATATCGCCCTTAAAAAGTATGAAGAACTCAGACGAAGGAAAGAATGATAAACATCATCTCGGGCGAGGGCATTCCCGAAGGTTTTCAGGGCAAAGACCCGCAGTGGTGGCGAAATAAAATCCTCAACGACCTATTCTTTCTCTGCAGCATCGTCCTGAGGCACGACAAGACCGTAGAGTATCGGGACCTAAATTGGGTCCATGAGGAACTCTGTGATTTTCTTGACCCGAAGCGAAATCCCATCCAGCAACTTCTTGTCATTATGGCCCGGGATATGCTCAAGAGTTCCATAGGTCGAGCTATGATGATTCAGTGGTTTCTTCAACAGGCCTACGGCAAGAGGGAGGGCAAAGCCTTTATCTTTTCGGGAGTTTTTGAATTGGCCCAGGATCATCTTGAAAAAACAATAAACGAGATCCTCAGAAATCAACTCATCCAGGCGTTTTTTCAAGAATATATTCCCAATAAAAAAGAACAATTCGATATTTGTCGATTGGACGAAGGGAAAGTTCGATACAAGAGGATTGAGATAGACATAGGTTCGCCGGATAAAACCCTTACCGGTCGTCACTATGAACTCGGCATGATCGATAATCTCTGCAATGAACTCAACACACAGAGCTTTGAGATGCGGAAAAAGACGAACAAACGCTGGCAGCAACTTGAATCCGTCTTTGCCGAAGGAGCGAGAGAAGTCATTTTTGAAACTCCTTGGGCCATCGACGACGTTTCAGGCATTATTCTTCACCCTGAGGGAAAGTTCGATTATAAAAAACTCTGGCGGAATCCCTGTTATCGCTTCATTTCAGACACGGGGTATGCCGTGTTTTCATGCCCGGCGGCAAAAGGACCCGGCGAAATCGGAGAGCCTGTCTTTCCGGAGAAAATTGACCGTGAATATCTTGATCGAAAAAGACGCAAGCAGGGAAGATACATCTACAGTTGTCTCTACGAACTTTTACCGATCCCCGACGAAGATGTCATTATCCGACCGGAGTGGTGGCAGACTTATTATGAAAATCCCCCGATGCCTTTTGTGAGGAACATCTGTGTTGACGCAGCCGGCGGAACCGACAAATCGAAATCTTTTTCCGGCGTAACCATCGGGGAATGGGATTCGGCGGGAACCCTGTATATTCCCTATGCGTCCAAGCGGGACATTCACCCGGGACAGGTGGCGGATTGGATTATAGAGCTTTTTGATATGAGTCAAGCGGAAGGCAGGCCTGTAACGATTGTCGGCATCGAGGCCGAAAAATACGGGATCGCCATAAAGGAAATAATCGAAGAGGATAGAAAAAGAAAAGATATCGCCGTCTCTTTATGGCCGACGCATGGATGGAGCCGGGGAAAAAGACAGGAACAACTCGTTCCTTACTTTGAGAGAAGAAAAATTCTCCTGCACCGGGGCCTTCCGGATTTCGAGGACGAACTTATAAGTTTTTACAAGGGAAAAGACATAAACGTCGATATTCTGGACAGCCTTTGGGGCCAATTTCAATTCCAGATTCCTCCCACGGCGGCCAAGTTTATGACGCCCCGGGATGAGGCCCATCTTCAGCTTGAAAAAGAAGTCGAGGATTTTGAACGACAGTCCAGCAGAGACAGGGATCCCTACTTTCGTGAGCGAAGGGGCATAGCGTCAAGGTTCTAGGAACGTTAAATGTTGGAAGAATCCGTAAAGAAAAGATTTAGGCGGGCGATCATATCGGCGGAAAGAATTCTTTCCACGCCTATCGGAAACGCAAGAACAATAAGACTTGAAAGCGAAGTATTCAATATTGAGAGCATAAGGAAAAAAGAGATAAGGAAAATAAGGATCGTTTTAGGAAAAATAAATGAAGTCGATAGAAAATTAGTTAAGGATTTTGAATTGCCGGAAATATGCACAAAAGAAATATGGAGTAGAAAACTGAATGGTGGTTTTGAAATAGAAACCATCGATAATTAAAATCTCTGTCAATTCACTTTTCCGGACACCCTAAGGGGTAGCGCCCTCGGACACCCCCGCCGTCCATTTCAGACACCTCCGCCGTCCTGCCCTAAAAACCCGGTCTTATATTGTCATCGTAATGAAAGACGATTTGTCTGGGCCGAGGATGGGTGTTGTTTCTTTGAGGAGATAACAAATGCTTTTTCTATTCATCGCTCTCATGGCGGTTCTTATCATTCTCGGAGGGATCGTTTTTTATCAGGTTAAGCAAGTGTCGAAAATCCAGGAGCTTCATTACAAGGAAAAAGAAGAAATCTTCAACCGCTACATGGCGGGCGATTATCGAGGCTATAGATATTTCAAAGATGAAAGTCCGGTCATTGTGGACGACATGAAGAAAACAATGGAGAAGGAAAGGGAAGGGACAAAAACACAGGCGGAGACTGAAAAAGAGAAGATGGCTTCAAGGTTCTAAAAATGGCCGATAAATTTAAACCCCTGGGTCCAAGAGACCTCAGCGGAGACCAGAAAGAAGTCGTTGAGGAAACGAACTGGTATTGGCTTAAACATCCCGTCGTAGAAAATTATCACGGCCCTTGGACCGAATATATCGCCTACCTCGAAGGCGACCAGTATTGCTATTACAGCGAAACGCTGCAATCGCTTCAGGACATCACGCCGTTGGTCGAGAGAGAAGTCAAGAACGTCTATAACCGCATCCTGCCGCTCATTCGCCAGCAATGGGCCGAAATCCGTTATCCCCATTCTTTCTATGTTGTCCCGAACACAACCGAATCCGAAGATAAAAAAGCGGCGGCCATGGCCTCCGTTCTTGTCGAATACACAAACGTTCTCAGGAATTTTAACCACAAGGTTAATTTCGCCAAACTTTGGGCCTTGGTCACGGGAAATGTTTTTTGGAAGGAATGGTGGAACAAAGACCTTTTCGGTTATGTCGAAGGGAAAGACAAAAAGCCGGTCAAGGAACCCGGCGACGTTGACTGTAACTGGGTCAATCCCTTTAACGTGCGCCCAGATCCGCAAGGCAAAACAAGGGAAGAATGGCGCTGGCTCATCGAAGGAAAACTCGTTCCCAAATCTTCCGTAGAAGAAGAATTCGGACTTGAGAAAGGCGATCTGCCGGAAGAGTCATTCGTCCAAGCCGAGAGAGGGCTTTTTCAGAGGTCGAATGCCGTCGAACCGAAAGAAGCGATGATTGTCCGCAAGGAACGATGGGAAAGGCCGTCAAAGAATTATTCTGAAGGCAGATTCATTGTAACCGCAGGGGGGTTTCTTCTTTACGAAGGAGAAAGTCCTGCGCCGGAAGGCGACATTCCCTATTTCCACATCCAGGGATTAATGCCCATTTTGGATGAACAATGGGGAGATTCATCGGTAAGGATAGCCCAGGCCGCACAGCGCCAGTTTAACCGATTCGGTTCTATGGTCGATGAGCACGTTCAATATTTCAGACCGAAGGCGATGATTCCAAGGGGAGCGCTCACCCATAGAGAGAAAGCCGCTTTTTGCCGATCCGGAATTGATTTTGTCGAGTTTAATCCGACCGGCTACGGCAACCCTTACTGGCAATCCCCGCCGCCGCTGCCGGAGATCGTCGTCAGGTGGCTTTCTTTCCTTGAAAATGAAATTGAGCAGGAAACGTCCGTCAGAAAAACCCTCCAAGGGCAACTTCCGAAATATGCCACCAGGGCTTCCGGCGACCTCTTCCAGGGACTTTTGGGCCAGGACCAGAAAGTTCTCTATCCGGCCATTGAGGACCAGGAGGTTCAACTTCAGGCGGCCATGAAATATAGACTTCAACTCATCCAGAAGCATTATGGTCAGGAGAGGATGGTCAAAATCACCGGAAAGAATAAAGAGCCTTCCGTAGCTTATATCAAGGGCGCAGAGATAAGGAATAACACCGACGTTAGAATTCACTCCGGCATTGACCTCATGAGGAGTACTGAAGCCAAGAGAGGTGTCGTCGATGCCATGATTCAAAAAGGACTTATTGCGGATCCGAAAAAAGCCTTTGAACTTCTTGATGTCAAGGGACTCGAAGAATACATGGAAGACGAATATATCGATGAGCGTCAGGCTCAAAGGATCATCGACCTCTTTAAGCAGGGGAAGGCCTATATAGCGGTCAGCAAAGACGATAATCACGACATTCATTTCAAGGTTTTCAATAATTTCAGGAAGACGGAGGAGTTCGATATTCTTCCTGAGAAAATTCAGGGGATGATTCTCAAGAGAATAGAAGAACACAAATCTTATATGGCTCAAGCGACAGCGGCGGCTGCGCCTCAGCCTCAGGTCGGGGTTCCGGGCGTAGGGACGGAACAAAAACTTCCCGACGATGTTTTGAATGAGGCGATTCGGCAAGAACTTCAAGCTGGAGGAATGGCATGAGCGTTTTAGTCAGTTTAAAGCAGATCGTCGAGAAACTTAACTTTTCCGAGGAAGAGGTCATGGAACTCGTCAGACAGAAAAGAATACCTTACCTCTATTTTCCAGAGAAAGACGAATATGCTTTTCCGAAAGAAGAGGTTTTAAGCCAGATTACGCCCAGGCCGAAAGCCAAAGAGGAATCGCCGTTCGGGCCTGAATTGACCGATAAAAACGAAATAAAGGAGCCTGTAGTCGTAAGACGAGGCCGACCTAAAAAAACATAAGGAGATTTCTATGGAAACGGAAAGAGAACCTTTAGAGGACAAATCCCAAATTGCTGGGCCGTCCGGTATAGGGGGGATCGCCGAAGGGGTGAGGAATTTGGTCGCTGAAACCACTGCCGGCCCCAAGAAAAAAGAGGCAGTTGCGGAAGGCGAAAAGGAACCCTGCAAACCTTGCGGTGAAGGAAAAACCGACGAGGAGATTTTAGGGGAAGCTCCGAAAACCCGCTTTTTTATCGTGGACAAAGAAACAGGACGGGAAATTCCCGCTGTCTTCAAGTCCGAAGGCAAAGACTATACCCCCGATTCGGTTGACAAGATTCTCACTTGGACCGGGCTGGGGATTCACTACAACAAGCGGGCGGAGCAGATCAAGGGCTACGAGGAGTTCGTGAAAATGCTTTTGAAGGCCAAAGAAGAAGGGCGCTTAGTCATCAAGGACGAGGAAATCGCTTCGCGCTCCGGAAAGGAAAACGTGGAGGAACCGATATCCGAAGATGATGAAATCCTTACCGACCCGGCTCTTCTCGCCGAGAGAAAGAAGAGAACCGTTTTAGAGGGCGAGATGAAAGAGCTTCGCAAGACGGTTGATTCGCTCAAATCTTTCGTCATCAACGCAAAGACAAGCGAGATGAAAAAAGAGATTGAGACCGAAATCGATCAGTTCTCCAAGCAATATCCGTTGGGGAAGAAAAGGGCGAATCAGGTCTGGAAGAATCTTGCCGAAATCGATGAGGACGGCAAACCCGTTTATACGGTCGAACAGGCTATGAAGAAAGTTCACGAAGAAAGCATTATCGAACTCAAGGACTGGGTTAAAGAGCATCCTGAATTTGTTGAAGAGGACAAGATCAAGAAAGAAGCGGTTGTCGAATACCTGAAGGACAAAGAAGAGAAAGAAAAGGCTCCGGTATCCGCTCCCTCCGGCGCACCGGCGCGCACGGGCGGCAGTCCGAAAGACGAAATTAAAGGCATAGCCGACATTCCCATCAAGATTAAACAACTCCTTGAATCATCGAAGGCGGCAGGGAAAAAGTTATGATTTAGGAGAAAGAAATGTTCGACATCGAGACTGAGTATAAGATCTTTAACGAGATCGTATCGCCCGGTGTCGTCTCCGAGGTTAAGTCCATTTCAAAACTTGCCGAAAGGATCAAAAAGGTGTTCGACACAATCGACGCCAAGGGCAAGTATGCTTCTCAGAAGATGAACTTCGGCGGATCGCAGGCTTACGGCGCTCGGTCGAATGATTACTATCCTACTCCTCAAGAAGTCACCCCGGACGAAGCCCTGCTTAGGGTGAAGAGGATGGAGATGTTCTCACTCGGCTTTGAAGGCCTGTCACTTGAGCTTGCGAAAAGCCAGGGGTCGCCTATAGACCCGGTCGCTTTTGAGCAGCAGGAGATGATCAAGGGTCTTGGGGACGACATGAGCCGACAGCTCATGGGTGACGGATCAGGAAGAATCGCGGACTGTAATGCCACCTCCAATAGCGCAACGCTCGTAGTGGATTCAGAATATTATAAGAAACCAGCTCCGTTATTCTTCAAACCTAAAAGGGTCATCGAAATCTATACCCCTGGAGGTTCTCAAAAGGGAGTCGCTAGACACATAGATAGTGTCGACTCGGACACTCAGGTCACACTTTCAGGCGCTATAGATTATGTTGCGGATGATGCTGTTTATTCCGAAGGCGCCTACGCGGCGGCAGAGGCCGTCGGCAAAGGCGAAATCATGGGGATCCTGGGAATTGTCCGTGACACAAACCCGCCAGCACCCAATTATTCAAGCGGATTGCAGGCGATTACGCTTGCCGCGCACCCCGAATGGGCGGCCAAGGTCTGGGCAAATGGCGGCACGGCAAGACCTTTCGATGAAGACCTGCTCGTCAAGGCACTGCTTTACCACGAGAGATACGGAACCAAGATCAGTGTCATGCTCATCACCCAGGGAATCTTCAGACTTTGGAAGCAGCACCTTGAATCTTTCAAGGTTCTTGGCCCAGGCAAAGGCACGATGTGGGGTGGGTGGGATGCTCTGCCCTTCTACTACGCAGGAAAAGAAATCCCGATGGTCGCAGACCTCTTCAGTCCCGACGGACAGATCGTTGCATTAGCCGAAAGCGAATTCACGCTCCATCTGACAAACAAGAGTTGGATCACCTGGGAGTCCGGTTACGGCGGAGACGGAAGAATTCTCCAAAAGGTTGCAGGCCGAAACGCCTATGTCGCCGAGGGTCATATCTTCGGTAACTTGGGTGTGAGAAGCCGGGCAGGATCGGGTTTCAGGATCACCGACATCGAAGAGCCTGACTGAAATTAAGTGAGGGGGGAGGGGAAGCCTCCCCCTTCCTTCGATTACCATGAAGGCTCCAAGGTGGATTACAGCGGAACTCAAACTTATGAACTCCGAACTCTATCCTTTTTTCTTCAGCCGATATCAAAAGTGGATGATCGTCAGGAATTTTCCCCGCAGGATCGGCGGAGTGACGGACTATGACCCGATATCGGGAAAAAACTTTGTGGTGGAGATGGTCATAGAGGATAACCGGCATCGTCCACTTCCGCTCGATGGGAATTCCCTTGAAGCGGCAAGGGAATGTTTTTACGACAAGCACAGCCGCCCATTTTCCTTCTATTACCAGCGGCTAAAGGAAAAGCAGAGAAAAAGGGAAAGCGAGGCGGCCAGAGACAGGGAACTGAGGCTTAAAGATGCGGGCAAGGAGATTCATAAGTCTATGACAAGCGAAACTTTTCTATTAGGAGGTCAAAATGCCTTTAATTAAAGGTCCAAAAGTAAAAGGTTATATCGAGGTCGATGAAAATGTCAGGTTCATGCGAAACGTTGCTACTAGGTATGCACTACCATGGTCTCAAATCTTTTTCGTTGATGGGGTAAACGGCAGCGACACAAAAAATACGGGAAGAACGCCGGACAGGGCCTTTGCCACTATCGCTAAAGCCGTTTCCGTGGCCGCTCGCGGTGATGTTATTTATGTTAGACCCCTATTGGCCACCTACACACATGGATTTGACCGTTACACGGAACAGGTTACGGTTCCCTTGGCAAAGCATGACCTTAGTATCATCGGCGTTACGAACTCTCTTAATCCAGAGTTTGGTCCGAAGTTAGCATGGACAACGCCTGCAGGGGTCTGCTTGACAGTTGATGCCCCAGCTCTTCATGTTGAAAACTTGGGATTTTTTGCCGAGGGTGTTACCACTGGTGCGGCTGTCTTATTGACTCACGATGCAACGGCCTATCTGAAAAGAGGTGGCGATGCTGCAACATTCTACAATTGCACGGTTAAAGCTGGCCTAATCAAAACGCAGGGCGGAGATGGGTTGTATATTCGGAATTGCATATTTAATGCCATGTGGGATGGGACATATGCTGGTGGGATATATGCCGTCTCTGATTCCGGCCACAATCCTAGGAGATTGAAAATTCGCGATTGTACTTTCCAGGGCGGAAACATCGTTCCCTCGGCGGCGGCCTACATCACCGTTACAAGCTTCGGGGCGGTTCTTATTGCGGATTGTATTTTTGATGCGTGTGACGTTGATGCCATTATCGCCGATGACAGTACCGGCGTAATTTCTTGTTGCCACTTTATCGGCGCCGACGATGATGCCGTTATTACCAAGGGCGGACTTCTCGTCACTGGTTGTACGTATCTTCAGACCTAAACGTAAGTTAAGTGGGGATGGGCAACCGTCCCTACTCTTATCGCAGAGGAGGATGGATGGCGAACATCATCATCAAGGGCAAGTCGAATTTCGGCAGGACGCGCTCAGAACAGGAGCAGAATCTCCGGAAGGAGTGGGGAAGTACGATCACCGATGAGCAACTCGACAAGATCAAACATCTTGAGAGAAAAGCGAAAGACAAGTTTGGCTCAAACCCAAACTTTGTCAGCCCCATCGATGCCGACGAAGTAAAGTGAACGAAAAGGGGGAGGGTCAATGCCCTCCCCATACTTTAACTTAGGAGGTTTTTATGAAAAGCCAGGGGATTAAACTATTCAGCGGAACAAAAACGGCGAGCGGGGACACAAAGGGAATCGCGGCGAGTGCACATCGCGCAAGAACCAGCGACGTGGCTACAATTGGAACCGCTGCCGCTCATGGGTTAGCAGTCGGCGATGGAATTATCATTTCCGGTATGGGTGCCGCCAGATACAATGGAACATGGGTGGTTGCTTCCGTCCCGGATACCACGCATTTCACATACGCCAATACCGGCACAAATGAAACCGAGACTGCCGATACGGCCGGGACAATAACAAAAGTCGCCTTCATCGATGTAGCAGAATTTAAAGGCGGGTTATTCTTCCTTAAATGCACGGCCAAATCAGGAACGCCGACCCTCGTTGTAACAGTTATCACTTACGACAAGAAGACAGACGACTGGTATGATCTTGTGGCGTTCACTCAATTGTCAGATGTTGGAAAGGAAATAAAGGCAATAACCGACGTAGGAAGCAGGATCGCCATCAGTTACGTCATAGGCGGAGGAACACCGAGTTTGACGTTTACCGTGAGTGCAATCCTTAAAAACGTATAAGGAAATAAACCATGAAGAGAGGAGAACTTAGGGATTACATAAGGCTTCTGGCGGATGAACTTACCGAAGCACCCAAGGGGCTTTTCACGAACATCGAACTAAACTTGCTCATCAACATATCTCAGCAGAACATAGCCCTGGCCCTTGCTCCCCATATTCCTTGGGCCGTTACAAAAACCTTCCTCATTTCAATAACCGCAAACAAAAGAGAATACATCATAGAGACCGACTTCGGTTTAACCGACTTCTTTATGATGGATGGAATCTTTCACAACGAATCGGGATATGAACGAACGGAACTTCTTTATGTCGAGAGAGACCAGCTCGTCGAGTATAATGCAATAGGGGAGACCGGTGATCCCAAAGTTTGGTCTTGGGAATCCATAGGAACAATTGCCTTTGACCCATGTCCGGATGAAGCGGTAGCCAATAAATATAAGGGCGCGTATATCCCGATTTTCAAAGACCTGAACGATGACACCACGCACGACCCAGTTACCAGCAAATACTCCATTCCATTTAACGGTTCGTCTATCCTTACGCCGGCTCATCCTTTAATTGCTTTCGATGTTTTGAAGCAATGGCATATTCGAGGTGAAGAAGAAAACGCTGATATTAAGGAGAGATATAAAGATACTTTTGCCGATGTCCTTTTTACCATGCAACAGGCGCAGGGGGTCAACTGGAAAGGAAGACTGCCGGTAAGAGAGATGATTAAGAGGTAGTGAAATGTATCCGCATAGTGCCAAGGGTCTACACAGATTCGACGGCATTAAGAGTTTTGCCGGGACCCTGAACGAACTTGCTCCCCCAACCGAAGTCCCCGAAAGTCAGGTTATAAAGTGTCTTAATTTCAAAGCCCATGCAGACGGAATCAGCCGAGTAAAAAGACTCGGTTACTCAAAATTCGATACCCTCGGAATCACGGCGAGTGCACATCGCGCAAGAACAAACAACGTATCTACGATTGGGACTGCCAGCGCTCATGGGCTAGTGAGTAATGACGGAATTATCGTTTCCGGCATGAGCGGGACCGGGTACAATGGAACATGGGTGGTTGCCTCTGTCCCGGATACCACGCATTTCACATACGCCAATACCGGTACAAATGAAACCGAGACTGCCGATACGGCCGGGACAATAACATTCAAAAAATTTGGAGGATTACCGATAAGAGGGCTTTTTGATTACTGGGATGAAACGCCAGTCAATAGATATGCCGTCATTACGTCGAAAAAAATTTTCAGTCGAGCTGTAGGAGCAGGATCATGGTCCGAGCTTTATTCTCAAGCCACGGAACTCGCTTTTCCCGTAAAGCCTGTAGTCTATCTTCGGGAGAGACCGATTGTCGTAGGTTTTGACACAAACAGACTTGTTGAGCCGACAACGACCTATGGTCTGGGAATCGAAGCACCGACCGGAAAGCCGACACTTACCCCGGTGGACGACGGAGGAAAGCTCACGGGGACATATAAGTATGTCATCACTTATTTTAGAAGCGGAAATTATCAAACAGAGAGCAATCCCAGCGACGAATCATTGCCGATAACGGTTACTGCTAAGAAAATCAAACTTTCATCAATCCCGGTTTCAGGGGATCCAAAAGTAGATAAGAAGCGAATCTATAGGACAACCGAAGGCGGCGCAGTATTTTTTTGGGTGGCCGACATAGAACATGACACAGTAGATTACGAAGACAATATCACGGAACTTGGAGACGAGGTGAGTTATGACCGTTATCCGCCGCCTGTAGCAATATGCGCTGAGTCCTGGGATGACAAGGTTTGGTTCGTTCCCAAAAGCGATAGGAATCAACTTCAGTTCACGAATACGGGCTACGCTGAAGAAATGGCCTATGACAATATCATCCAGGTCAAGGGAAAAGACTCGGATGAAATAATGACGATAAAAGCATACATGGATTCGCTCTATATTTTGAAACACAGGTCAATCTGGAGGCTTGATAAAGTAGGGGAATCATCTTACTTGCTGACAAGACTTCCGTTCAGCACGGGGACGGATGCGCCGGCAACGGTTGCCGTAGGCGGCGGTCTTATGATGTGGCTTTCAAAAAGAGGAATAGAGGTTTTTAACGACCAAGTTATTTTTGAACCCCCTGTTTCAAGTTTAATTCCGACGACAGCGGCGAGTATCTATCAGCCTGCAATCGCTAAATCTTTTGGAGAGATAAATGAAAAAGAATGCGAATATTGGCTTGCGGTTCCGACTGGAACATCAGCAGAGCCGAATCTTATCTTAGTCTTTGATTACATTAGGGCGAAAACAAACAAATACGAGTTTGCCAAAAACTTTTCAGCAATGCACAACATCAGGGATGCCAACTCGAAACTTCAATTTATCACGGGAAGTTCTGATGGAAATCTTTACGTTCAAAGCTCCGGATATACGGACGATAGCACGCCGATTGAGGCTGAGTTCATGACGAGACAATACTGCTCCCTGACCGACGAGAAGGGATTGTGGAATGTCCTTCGCAGACTCTTTGCTGAATATATCTGTCCGACTGGAAGCAAGGTTATTCTGAACATTTATAAAAATCAGGAGAAAATCCCGTTTGTTTCAGTCTCCCTTGAGGGAGGAACGCCGTCGGACCTGGATGAGGCAAGGCGGGTCATAATGAGAAGGGTGAACCTTGGGGTGCCATGCGCCTACTTTTGCCTTGAGTTTATTCACGATGAGACAGCCAGCGGTGAGGTAAGAATTCTTACGCCTGAGATTTATTTTAAGCGAAGAACCTGGAAAAAAGACATCGAGGCCGACTGACATGACCTATGAAGAATTTCTGCTTATGTTGCAGACAAGAAAGAAAATAAGGTCCGGAAGTATAACTGGATTAAAACTGGCGGAAAATTCAATAACAATAGAAAAGATTACTGACCCTGCGATTAATGAAATAAAATTGATAACACAGAGGGCCGTCATCGAGGAAAAGAAAGACGACTATTCGGTTCTTAAATCTGACTTCGGGAAGTTGCTCCTGATGAACGCAACCACGGCAAAAATGTTCCGCCTTCCAGAAGTAATAATAGAGGACATCGGTCTGCCCTTGGCGATCATGAAGCGCGGTATCGGTGCACTGACAATAAAAGCTGGAGGGACCGATACGATACAGGATTCGACCGCCGGGGGGACTTTATATAACGATCTTACGGAAGAAACCTTTGCTCTCATTAACCTTCGCATTATTGCGGTGGCAAAGTGGATGATTGAATATTTTTCAGGATCAGGATGGAGGACATCATGAAATTTGAAATCAACTTAAAGGATGCCATTGTCTTCGCGCTCATCATCGCCCTCGCGGTGACGTGCCTTGTGCGGTTCGCTAAGATCGAAGCGGCCATGCAGACGACGGCGCTGGTTAAGGCGGTGAGCGACCAGGGCGCGGCGATTCAGCAGATTGTTACGTTCCTCAACGCAAAGCAGACCGGTACAACGGGTGCGCCCGCAAAAGCTCCCGAAATCAAGTAAAGAAGTAAGCCATGAACAAAAAGCGATTCGCGGCCATAGTGCTTACGGCACTTGTGGTGGTCGGACTTCTTTTCGGCCAGGGTCCGGTCCAGAAGGTGCGCCTCTGGGATACGAATCTCAGTCATTCGCTACTGCTGAACTGGAACGAGGATAGGACTGCAGGATACACGCTCAACTGGATAGGCATTACTGCGGATCGAACTATAACTTTGCAGGGCAATCCGACGCTCGACGACTGGTTCGACCAGAGCGTCAAGACAACGTTCTCACCGACATTTGTGACCGTTAAACTTTCGGTACTGACGGATGGATATTTTCCGTACCACGTAGCCGATGCGACAGGGTTGGCGAATAGTGTGATCCGCACGGACGGTACGCTTGTCGGAGTGGGGATGCTTCCGACCGTCGCTCAGTTGGAAGTCAATACAAGCCAGATAATCACATCCACGACGGCGGCTCCATACCTAAAACTTATCAATTTATCCGACACAGCGCGAGACCCGATAATCCAGTTCGCCGTCGGGGCGACGCCTGTCACGAAGTTCACGATGGGCGTGGATGACAGCGACAATGATACATGGAAATTGTCCGTAGGCGACATACTCGGAGATGACCATGATGTCATCATCATATCGTCCGATGGCGGGGTTCCGGGCCTTGATGAGTTTACACTGATCGATACGTTCACAGGCGTCTCTGATGTAGAGGGCATATGCACGGATGGGACTTATATTTATTGCAGTCGCTCAACAGACAAAAAACTTTATAAATTCGACATAACCGATGGAACTCAGTTAGCGGTATCACTGGAGGTAGACACGACGGATGTCGGACGGTGCGCAACCGACGGAACCCACGTTTATGTAATTTGCTGGGGCGCACACGTAGTCAAGCAATATCTCTGTACTGATTTATCATACGTTGCCAGCTCTGATGTTTGGACTGGGTTAAGTTATCAAGACGGCGTTTCCTATCGAGCCGGTTATCTTTATGTTACCAACATGAATACTTGCAACGTTCGGAAAATCCGTTGTTTGGACATGGGGACAATCTGGACTACGAACTTTACGCTCGGGGCAGGGATAAATCAAACAGCCCGCGCTCTGGATGTCGCAACTGATGGGCAATTCGTTTACGTCCAAGACAGTAGTTATGACAATAACAGAATCGTCCGACTCAATATGGATGGAACCTGGTACGATGCGACGAACGTTGTTAAGTATATGTCTTATGATTATCACGCCCTATGGTGTGCCGGAGATTATCTTTACGATATGGCAGCATATGTTGCGGGCGACTATTATGTAGAGAAGAGAAATAAATCCGATTTAAGTATTTCGGAAACTTTTGATGTCCTCAATAAAGCAACCCAGGGGTGCCAATGGGGAGATTATCACTATCTGGTTTCGAGTGCATCTACCGGCATTTATAAGTATCAATACGCGACTTCGAGCGCATCCGCCCCAGCGAAAACCAGGTTCAGGCTGAAGGATGCATATGGGCAATACATCGATATTGCTACACTGACAGCGGATGTCCGGCTCGGCATAGGCACGACCATCCCCTCCGAGACCATAGAGGCCATTGGGAACATCAAAGCGACGGCGGGGCAGTTTATCAGCACGAAGGCGACCGGGACGGCCCCGGTCGTCGTGTCCTCGACGACGGTCTGTACGAACCTTAACTCGGATCTCGTTGACGGATACCACCACAACCAGAGCCTGCTTACTACCGCCGCGCCCGCCTTCGATCACCTGCACCTGAGCGCGACGAGTAATCAGATCGTCCTGCAGAGCGCGGGCGTGACGGGCACAATCACGGCAACGCCTGCCAGCACGAACAAGGTCTGGACGCTCCAGGATGTCACGGGGACGATCTATCAGAGCGCAGGGACGGACGTTGCCGTGGCCGATGGTGGTACGGGGCTATCTTCTTATGCCGTTGGCGACTTGCTTTACGCCTCTGCCGGGACGACGCTGGCGGGCTTGGCCGATGTAGCGGTGGGGTCGTACCTGGCGAGTGGTGGTGTGACGACGGCTCCCGCATGGGCGACGCTGAACCAGGCGGCGGTAGCGGGGCTGACCACGGCGGACTCCCCGGCCTTCGTGACGGTTAAATGTTCCGGTCTGACGGACGGGTATGTTCCGTATCACGTTGCTGACGCGACTGGGCTAGCGAATAGCGTTATCTATACGGACGGAACGAAGATTAGCGTAAATGCGGTATATGCACCAAGAACGAGATTGCACGTTTACGAGGGGGCAGTTGAGACATACACGCCGTCGCTAACTACTGACAATGGAATATTTACAATAACTCAAGGCGCAATAACTAATGAGGTGCAGTTTGGGGCATACGTTGCCGACCCGTATGGAATGTGGATTCAGGTAAAACAAAGTAACAATTCGGGGGCGTCTTTTCCGTTAATTCTCAATCCCCTTGGCGGCAACGTCGGCATCAACGACCCTGCCCCTGCTGAGAAACTAGACGTGGACGGCAATATAAATGTTACCGGTGGATATAAGATTGACGATGTTTTAATAGCTCAAAAAGACATAACTGGTCTGACGACGGCTGACAGCCCGACGTTTTCCGGCTTACAAGCTGGAACATTAGCACATGCTTATGGCGGGACAACCATTACTGCTGAAACACAATTGGAAGTACGCGGAGCAACCGGTAATTTCTTTATGTATGCATCAGGAGATAACAGCGCATTTGGAATGGCTACAAATCATAATTTGAACATAAGAACAAACAATACTAATTGGATTACGATATTAAAAACCGGCAACGTCGGCATCAACGACCCCGCCCCTGCCGAAGTCCTAGACGTAACGGGGAACATCAACGTCACTGGCGCATACAAGGTCGATGATGTGCAGGTGGTCAAAGAGCAACAGGCCCACATCGCGGACCTGAACGCCGCTTATGCGGCGGGCGACCTCGACACAGAGGCCGAAATCATCACGGCCATAAATGCGACCAACGCCAAAATTAATGCGATTCTGGCGATGCTCGAAGCGCATGGGCTAGTGGCGGGTTTATAGGAGACGCATGATATACATCATCATCCTTTTCGCACTCGCCCGGATGGTCGATACGGCGACGACTCTTTTCGCCCTGCATCACGGGTTCAAGGAACTGAACCCCCTAATGAAGTGGATTGTCGCCAACGATGCGCGGGCATGGGTATTTACCATCCTTGAGATTATGGCCATATCTTTTCTGGTTTCGTCAGTGCCGGAGACTATCGGACTTTTGATTATCGTTCCCGGTGCGCTTATTCAGACAGGCGTAGCAATACGGGGAATTCTTTTATTGAGGAAACATCATGTTCGCTGACGACAAATGTGGTATGGGTTGGGGCCGCCTCGTGCCGGACCTGGACCTCCACCCTGGCGATGTTATCGTCATCTGGAGCAGCCGCTTAATCGCTTTCATGATTAACGCAGTATTTGGTATCCGCGACCCGGCAACGCATGCCGAGATGGTCTACGACAATTTTTACAACATTTCGTCTTCCATCGGCGGGGTCAAACTGAGGCCGACTTCTCGCTTGTTCACAGCCCGGAAGTGGGTCGTTCTTAGGAACAAAAAGACACCGATGATTAGAGCTGTTCAAGAAGCGGCGAATAAATACATTGGGTGCGGCTATGATTATTTCCTCTACGTCCTGTGGGTCATGCGGCTGTCGCTCGTCCTTCAACCTCTGGTATGGATATTCCTACAACCTTTCCGCAACTGGCTGAAACGCAAAGAAGCGAAAACATTCGGCTGTTCCGAACTTGTCGTTCAGATACTGAAAGACCTGGGCATCGACACCGGCATCGACGAGCCATGCAACGCCCCGCCGGATAACCTCTTGCAGACCGCCCGATCCTGCGTCCACGACTGGGAATTTATCGCAAGTGGCGGAACTCTTAGGAGGATAAAATGAACGATATTATTAAATCAATCTTTGATCGAGTGAAACTTGACCTGCTCCGTAAGACCGGTGTGGTGGCGGTGGGGATCGGCTACAAAACCGTTGGTGGCGCGAAGACCCCCGCCCTTGCCATCGTCTGCTCGGTTATTAAGAAGTTGCCGGTCGAGAGCATCAAGGCAGTAGACCTCATACCCAAATTGGTCGAAGGGGTATCGACGGATGTCATCGAGACGGGCATTATCAGGGCACTCGAAGATCGCACGAAACGATGGCGGCCAGCACCCGGGGGAGTGAGCATCGGCCATGAAAAGATCACGGCCGGCACCCTGGGTTGCCTTGTGGAGAAAGGCGGCAAAAAATACATCCTTTCCAATAATCACGTGCTGGCGAACATGAACGAGGGGGCGATCGGGGATGCGATTCTGCAGCCCGGAGCGTATGATGGGGGCACATTCCCATACGACAGGATCGCCACCCTCGCGGAGTTCGTCAAGATCAACTTCATCGGGGGGGATAGCGGGTGCGCGGTGAGCAAGGCGATAACGAAACTACTGAACTTCATCACAAAGTCCATCAAGAGCGGGTCGAGGTTTGCCACGTCGAGGGCGGAGTTACCAGAAAATCGGGTCGACGCGGCGATCACAGAACCTCTGGACGCGAGCTGGGTCTCAGATGAGATTCTTGAAGTCGGCAAACTGCTGGGTATCGGTGAGGCGACGCTTGGTCTCGGCGTGAAGAAATCCGGCCGCACTTCCGGCCTCACTCGTGGAACCATCGACGTTATGAACGTGGCGGTCCAGGTCCAGTATGGCGACACCAAAGTCGCCTACTTCGTTGATCAATTACAAGCGGGTGCCATGAGTGAAGGGGGAGATTCGGGGTCGGCCGTTGTCGATAACGAGAATCGCCTTATTGGGCTTTTGTTCGCTGGGTCAGATGCGACCACGATCATCAATCCCATCGGCGAGGTGTTCTCGGCACTTCAACTCGATCCGTGGAGATAGGTAGTGGGAAGAAACTATGTAAGTAGGAGGACAAAATGCCTATAAATCCAAACTGGAATCCAACTTTTGGTTTAACATCACCGGATTATGGGACGACACCGGTAGGCGGAACGACAAAGACTGAAGCATTTCCCTGGGCGATCGTCATACCGATTGTAGTTTCGCTTCTTCAGACTATGTTTAAGAAAAGCCCAACCCAAGAAGCGGAAGACCTTAAAAAGCAGATGGCAGTTCTCGGTCTCCAAGCTCCATATCAGAGTCCTTATATGTCAACCATGGACCCCGTTGTAGTTAAGGCTCTTTTGGCGCAACTTGGGCGGACGTCCAATTGGGGGTGGCCTGCCGGGAAGGGAATTGACACAAGTTTTATTCAAGATGCCCTGAAAAACATCGGAAACATTAATCCTCTAGGAATAGGAACGGGTCAAACGATGCCTACCTTTCTAGAGAGATTAAGGCAAGGGTAATTAGGAGGTTAGAGATGGCACAAAACACTTTGATTTCATCGACACCAACACCAATACCGAAGACGGCAGAAGAAGACCCCGTAAAAAAGTGTTTTGATAAATGCGGGGGATATGTCGAACCGTGTTTCAGCCAATGCCTTTATGGAAGAGACTTGGGTTCTTGCAAAACGACTGCCGATTGTCCGACTGGATATGAATGCATTGGTGGGGTATGCAAAAAGAAAAGCGAGGTTCCGGTAAATACATGTGAAAGCAAAACAGGGAAGGCTTGCGTAAACAGTTCAGAGTGCGGATACAACGGGGAATGCGCGGGGGCTTACGTTGACCCCGTTAATAAACGCATTGTGGGCGGAAGATGTCAATGTAAGAAAGGGGAGGGGCATATCTGCAGCGGGGACAAGGATTGTGCGGCTGGAACCCATTGTGTAAACGGAGCGTGCGTAGCCCTCACGGGCAACAATTGTGTTCGAAATACCGATTGTGCAACCGGAAAAAAATGCGTCGATGGGATATGCGTTGGCGGTGGCGGTGGCGGTGGCGATGGTGGTGGGGGTGGTGGGGGAGTGGGGGAACAGTTCGGGTGGAGTCCGGAAATCCAGGCATTACTCTCCCGTATTCTTGATAGGGCAAATAGTCTCCTTGACCAGCCACTCGGCTTAACCGATGCAGAAAGACAGGCTATTTACAACCGCATCTTTGAAAGAATCAAGGGAATGGAAAGACCGGCGATTCAATCGATGATGAACGTAGCTTCGCGTCAGGGACTTTTAGGCAGTCCTTATGCGGAAAGAGGAGTTACCGAAATTCAAAGGGGAACAAGAGAACAACTTGCCAACGCTGAAAGAGACATCGAGATCCAAGAGGCGCAGGACAGATATCAACAACTAATGGGAACGACGGGAATGGCGCAGAGCCTCCTTGGCACGGGAATGGGTGCGGAACAACTTGTCGAGGCGGCGAACGCCGCGAGAAGGGGAGAGGGAACGTCGTCCATGAATGCAGTACTTCAATATCTTATTGCGACGGGAGGGCAAAACAGCACTTACTATCAGGCGCTTTTGAACTGGTTGACACAGCATGGAGGGTAATAAAATGGCCGATACAAGAAACAAAATAAGTTATTTTTTAGAACAAGTGCAACGCTGGTTGCCCTATATTATCCAAGATGAAACGCAGAAGCAACGGCAAAAGCAGGAACTTGAGAACGCCCTTAGAAAAATTCTCGCAGGAGGAGAAGAGGAGAGAAAAACAAAATCATTCGGAACTGGCGAAGATATAGTAAAAAGTCTTTTTGATCCCAGTTATTTCAATAAACTAAATCTTCCTGCGCAACAGGCACTTGCGCAACTTGTTAAGATTTATCCGCAGTTAATCCAAGAGAAGGGGATTCAGGTCCCACCTAATTTGAACCAAGAAATAGAAAATGCAAGTGCGGTTGCATGGCAAGCTGAGAAAGACAGGATGGGGGGTAATTTTCCTACCGAGAACATTGGGCAAGCATACTCAGGTTATTTTGGACCGGAGATGATGGAGAAGTTAGCATCTGGGGCTAGTGCGGTGAGCGAAACCGCAAAAGAAAGACCGCTGGAGGAAAGAAGGGTAGTGGTGGAAGAAAAGAAGCTTCCACTAGAGGAAAGAAAGGTAGCTGTAAGTGAGAGAGAATCAACCCAAAGACGGAAAGAATTTGAAGCAGGACTCAAGGACATGACGCCAAAGAGTGCTAGGGATATTTTACTCGACTTTGACAAGGAAAGAAGAGGAAATCAAAAAGACCTGGCGAAGAAAACTGATGCGTGGGGAGAACCCCTCAGTGAAGATCAACTTCGTGGACTAAAATCAAACATTGATGAGCTTAAGTGGAAAGCAAGTAGAATCGAGAAAAAGTTTCCTCAGATATGGAATGAACCGGATGAATTCGGATTCAAGTTCGGGGAAATTCGGACATCGCCTAGGGGGCGGGCTAGATATGTCGGAAACAATCAATGGGAATTAGTTGATTAAAAATGCTTGATCAAACCTTTTCCACGGAGGAACTTTTCCCATCGACGGGAGAGCGGGTCGAAGAGCAAAGGAAGATGTTTTCCACGGAAGAACTTTTCCCGTCCATTGGCAAGTCAGATGAATACAGATTGGACGGGACAAAGAAGGGGCCGGGATTTCTGGGGACACTTAAACGTCCAGACGGGAAGGTATCAACCGAACTTTCTATTGGGGTTAATATGGATGGAAAAGAAATCCAAATTCCGTCTCTCGTTCCAACCTTAACGAAAGAAGAAATTAATAGGCTTTTAGCCAATGGGCCAATGACGGATGCAATAGTTAAAAAAGCAGTAGAACATGCTAAACAAAGAATGGCATCCGGAAAAAGTCCATTTTTAGAACCATCAAGGAAAACATTCTCTACGGAAGAGATTTTCTCTGATCTTCGCCCAGAAGAGATGCCTGTCGGTGGAGAAATCGGACAAATTATCGGAAGAGAACCGCTTGAGATTGAGAAAAGGCCTGGCTTAGGATACATCGCCGGAGAGACGATCAAAGGAACGGCTGGTGATCTTTTAAAGACTCTAAAAAGACTAGCCCAACAGTCAAAAGAATTTCTCGGGACTACAGTTGAACAAATGGCCGTGCCGCCTATGCCGGGACAAAAAGGATTTATACCATACCTGAAAAGGCCGCCGACGACCCTAAAAGAAGTAGGCCAGGGCGCTAAAGGACTTATTGAGTTCTTCCCCAAAATAGCTGTTAATTTAGTTGAGAATCCCTACAAGCAAATAACAGAAGATCCGTTTGGAACACTTTGCTTCTTATCGATAGTAGGCGGGTTTGTTTTCAAGGGACTTAAATTAAAATCTTCGATGGGAGAACTTTTAACAAAAGAAGACTTATCAAGTGCTTTTAAAGAAGCCTCAAAAACCGTCCCTGAATTTCAATTTGATCCTGCGATTTTAAATCAAGATATCGTCAATAAATACAATGCCACATTAAGACAGATGCTTCCGACCTCTGCACGAAGCCCCGAGGAAATCACAACTTGGGCCGAGATGCCGAGAGAACCAAAGATAGAACCTTCTCCATGGAAGACGTCCCCTCCTGTTGCCGCAGGTGCTGTACCGGAGGCAGGAAAAGAGTTTTCTATCAACGTAAAGCCCGAGGCGGACGGTTCAATGACCATTACTAGGAAGACCGAGATCCCAAAGGTTCCCGAAGTTCCGAAGGTCATCGCGCCGATACCGGATGTATTTATGAGGATGCCGATAGATGAGCTAACGAAGATGGCTGACAAAGGGGTTGAGGGTGCGAAAAGGGCGTTAGTGGCCCGGAAAGCTCCCGGAATCCCCACGGAAGCCTCCGGAATAGGTCCGGGAAGGCAAAACGTGCCTGTAAAAACGCCCGTAGAACCAAAAACTACCCCTACCCCCGCCATACCCACGGGGGAACACCCCTTTCCCCTTCCCACACGAGCCGTAAAAAGGCAGGGACTTGAGCCGGAAGAATTAACCGGATTAGCCAAGTTTGAATATGAAGAAAAAATGGGCGGCGCACAAAAAAGGAAAGAGCCAACCCGCCCGGCTCTAAAAGGGACGAAGAGAACGGAGCGGGAATACTACGAAGAAAAGGGGGCGCAGGGGATAGCGGAAGAGATCGAAAAAGGCGAGATCCGCTGGGTGGATCTAGACCCGGAAACTCAGGCCATGATGGAGAGAAACCATCTTCCCGCAAAGATCGAAGAACTCAAGGCGATAACTGCGGAAAGCCAGAAACAGAGAATCATTGATACCTACAAAGAAACGACCCTGAGGACGAAGGTCGATGAACTGTTTGCGAAGACCGGACTCTCCGACGAGCAGATCAACGAGTTTAAGGCCAATGCTTTCATGGATGCGGAAGAAGCCCGACGTATCACCGGAGATGTGCTTGCCGGGAAGAAAACCGAGGCCTCCGCCGTAGATGAACTCCGCCAGGCTGTTGAGGATACGGTCGCCCCGGAAAAAGTGATTGAAGCGCCTGTTCCCAAAAAGGAGAACTGGGAAGTCGGCGCGGATCGACCTTTTGAATTTGACCCGAATTCCACTACAAACGAGGGAAGATTCAGATTGCTTCCGCCGGACAAAATCAAACCTAAGACGTACTTCAGAAGACAATCATCTACCCCTGGTGTTTCTTACCTGATGGGAAAGGACCTAGAAACAGGAAAGACAAAACCTCAAGCCATTCGTTTCGATAAAAAAACGATGCCAAAGGAAAAGGCTAGGGCATGGTGGGAAACAAACAAAAATCGGTTCCAGTTCTATAGGGAAGGAGAAAAGGTCACGGAGACCCCCACCCCGACCCTGCCACCCGTGGAAGAACCGTTTGCTACTGCCCCAAAGGGGACATCTGCTTTTGCCAATTATCTCGCGGATCTGAAGGAAGCGGGTCTTTCAGATAAAGAGTTAGCGCGCCACGAGGGTATTATTCGTTCAAGGGCTGAGTTTACCGGCATGAATCTTGACGAGTATGTTGTTAAAAATATAACCGGGATCACGAGGGAAAGAACGGAATTCTTTGAAAAGGAAATCGAAGAGAGGATTATAAGTCAAAAAGAACTAACGCCTGAACAGAAGGAATATCTCAAGAAGAAAGGAATGTATGAGGAAGTTGAAGCGCCGCCGGAGAGACCCCCGGAAGAAAAAATGCCCGTTGAGGAGAAGGTGGGCGCACCAAAAGAGAGATTGGTTAAGGTTACTATAAAAACACCTTCGGGAGATTTCACGCAAGAAATCACGGAATCCTCGATTGAAAAAATCAAGGTCTACGCAAAAAAGTTCAAAGCTGAAGACAGTGTTACGGTCGGCAAGCCTTATTATGGAAAATGGAAAGATTATTTGCCGCCCGTCCAAATTGAGACGCTTCTCAAAGAAGTGATAAGGGATGTCAAAACGCTGAAGCCCGACACTTGGGAAAAGTATGCGGGATATCCATTCTGGGACGAAATTAAAAAGGCTTATAAGGGTCTCAAAGCAGGCCAGAGAATAAAAAAGGCGGTTACGTTGACGGAAATACAGAAAGAGCTTCAGAAGACGCCGGAAGGGAAAGTCGAGTGGATGTATCTTGAATCGCAGAGACAGCTGAAAGAGAAAAGGACGCCGACCTTTAAGAAAGCGATTCAGGAAGCCAAGGCCGCCCTTGTGGACACAAGCGGAAATATTAAAAGAAAGCTTCTCAAAGAACTCGGAGAAGAGGGAAAGCAGGCCGTAATTCAACACGACCTTATCGCCGGGACTTCGGCAAAGGCGGAACGGATTTTTAAAAGCGCGGAAGGCGAAATCTACAAGGGTCTGTCTAAAGAAGAAGAGGGTCTATTGAACAGGGCTATTCAATCCAGGAGAACAATAGCGATTTCAAAATACAAGCCTGAAGTAAAACATCCGATGGAACTGACAGGGGAAGAACACCAAGCTTATTTGAAGAAAATTTCCGATCCTATTCAAAAAAGGGCAGACATATATTTTGCCGAAATGAGAAAGGCGCTTGACCGACTCCATGACGAAGGCTTGGTGACCGATGAGGCTTACCAAGATTTGGCCGCCAAGGGTGATTATTCACCACGAAAATTTATTCAATACATTGACCCTGAGAGCACTTATACCGTAGGTGGAAAGACGATCACGGTTCCCGATAGTGGAATCAAGGCGCTTGATGAGGGAAGTTATCGGGTTATGGAGACCGATTCCCGCAACCTACTTAACACCGTTATATCAAGGACGGAAGGAAGGATTTTCAGAAACAAGGCAAACAGAGCGCTTTATGAATTAGCCGACAAGGTTCCCGATAATGGAATTGTCAAAATGGCGGAGGTTTATAAAGAGACTAAAGCAGGCAAACTTATCTACCCGAAACCCTCGGCGAAAGAAATGCTCATGCCTGATGAGTATGCAAAAGGCAAACCCGTCTATCAGGAAGCTCCAGCTGGACAGACAAAGATCAAGGTAATGATTGAGGGGCAAGCAAAAGAAATGCTTATGCCGGATGAGTTCGCAAAAGAATGGATAACAAAAGATCCGCTTATAAATCAAAGTTTGGCGAATTTTATCGGTTGGGCGTCCACCAGTAAAATATTAAAGCCGATGGCGACGGGAATAAACCCCGGATTTGCCATAACGAACCTTCCCCGCGATCTCATCCATGTCTGGCTTACGACAAACGAATATTCAAGTTTCCTCCCTAAATTCGGCGCTCAAATTGCAAGAGACTATTTAACCGTTGCAAAAGATGCCTTTTCGAGGAAGGGAAGGTGGGGTGATTATATTGACGAAGGCGGGGGAATGAGTTTTTTGACCTATCAGGGAAGGTCAATCGGCAAGGGTCTTCCCGGCCTTGCAAAAGTTCAGGAGGTTCTTGGCTATGTCGGAGAAACATCGGAAATTTGGACAAGATTGGCATTAAGAGAGAGAGCCATAAGAAACGGCAAGCCGCCTACCGAGGCCACCTGGATAGCGAGAAATTATCTCGATTTTTCTCAGGGGGGGAATGTTTCTAAGGCTGTCGATTCGGGGATACCCTATCTCAACGCCTCTATTCAGGGAACCAGGGGAATCTTCCGGGCTGTCGGCGACAGACCCGCGCAAACAACCTGGAAGATGGCGCAACTTGGAACCCTGGCAAGCGGCCTCTTGTTGGCAAATAGATTTGTAAACCCCGAGTGCTGGGATAGTATTCCCGACAGGGAAAAAGTCAATAACTTCATCATAACAACCCCATTCAAGATAAAAGACAAGGCTGGGAATGAAAGACATTTTTATTTTAAGATCGCAAAGGATCAGGCCCAAAGGATTCTCTGCACGGTTTTTGAAAATCTCATGGGCAAGGCGCTCGGCGATAAAGTTAATGGCGATCAGATTGCCGCAGCGGTTCAAGATTTTATTCCCATCGTTCCGGAGCAGAACATCCCTCCCAGCGTTTCTGCGTTTCTCGGTTATACTGCAAACAAAGATTTCTGGAGAAATGAGGATATTTGGAAGGGGCCGAAAATAACAGCGCGGGAGGAATATACGGTTTACACGGACTCGGCGATTAGGGAAATTGCCAAGAAGGTCGGGGCTTCACCCGAAAGACTGAATTATGCCCTGGGTGAGGTTTTTACAAAGGGAAATGTTTATACAAGCCTTGTAAGGGGTGGACTTAATTCTTTATTTGACAACCTTCCCAAGGCAGATAAAAAAACGATAACGGAAAAAATATTATCAGCTGTTCCCGACATCAAAAGAGTTTTTAACATGACCCCGCCATACAAACCTCAAGAACTCAAGGAGGCCAAGGAAGCGACGGTCGAGGAATCCACAAGACGATATAAGCAGCGGAGAGAATTGGAAACCACGGCTTCTCAGTTCTATAAGAAACTATATGAAGAAAAAACAAGAGATCAGGAATTAATCGGCAAGGCAAAAGATTTTGTCAAAAACCAACCGCAGGAGGACAGGGAAAGACTTGCCCGATGGTTTGTAAATTATGGAAAAATCTACAACATTCCCGACCGCTCTTGGTGGCTGGAACTCGTAGAAATGCCGCCGGAGACAAAGGCTACTGTTTTCTGGACTAAATATATCCAGTCAAGCGAAAAAGAAAAAGAAGAGATGAAGAGTATAGCCAGAAAGGTTCCCGGTATTTTATCTGAAAGATTCAGTCTAAGGTTCAACGCTTTGTTGAACAAGTGGAAAAATGAGAACAAGTAGGCCATTATGAATTACTTCAAAGCCATAGAGTTTGCCTGTCGCGATCATTGCGGTCTGGATGCCTTTGATCCTAAAATGCTAAAAATACTCAATGAGGTCCGAGAGGAGCTTGGTTTTCCGATCATCATCACCAGCGGGTGTCGCTGTGAAAAACACAACGCCGCGATCGGGGGTGCGAAACATTCAGCCCATCTTCCGGGACCCGATGGATTTTGTCATGCAGTCGATATTAAGTGCCTGTGGGATGTGACCAGGGGTCGATTACAGGAGGCTCTTCAGAAGCGGGGCATCCATCGTTTTGAGGCTTCAAACCTTCATCTTCACGCCGATGACGCTACCTGGTTGCCGAGTCCGGTTCTGGCATCGGTGAATTTCCGGGGACAAAGTGAAACATGAGGAGGTAAAGAGAAAATGAGCGACCTGTCGGCTATTTTAAAAATTTTAGAAGAGATTATCCGGCTTGAAAAAAAGGTTGAGGAGACAATCGCTTCAGAGACGGATAAATCAAGGAGGGAAAAAATTGAGAAAGCATTTAAAGACAAAAACCTTACTACGGAGCAACGCCGCATTCTTATTGCTGATATTCTTTATAACAATTAGCCCTGCCTGCCACAAATATAATCCGGCTCTCTATCCCTCTTATGATTGTCTGAATCCGGGTCCGGAGGTGCGAATGAATCCGCTTGCCTTCGACAAAGACGGGAATGCAGTTGTCAATCAGGCATTCATTCTTTGGGTTTATGAACTAAAGCAGGAGATAATCAAACTCAGGAAACAAATAAAGGAGAAGTGATGAATAATCTTAATACCGTTGGGTTATTAGCGCTTGGTCTATTAATTTTAATCAAGGATGTTGTCGCTCCGCTGATTAGGAAAATGAATCACAAAACAGCAAATCCCATAAGCCTTGAACGTTTGTATCAAGAATTCAAAGACTTCAAGGAGACCCAGAAAGAGTGGAACGATAAGACAGATGAACGATTAGAAAAACTTGAGGAAAAGAAATAAAGTGGAGAAAATAAATGCCTTATAAAATTGTAAAGGAAAAAGGAAAATTCTGCGTGGTGAACAAGGACTCCGGAGAGAATAAGGGTTGCTCGAAATCGGAGCACGAAGCGATCGCCCACCTCCGCGTTTTATATGGGGTCGAAGGGGGAATGAAGCCGACCGGAGAAAAGGGCAAACCTTTCAGGGTCCGACACGGGAAATAATTATCTCGGTCCTGTTGTTTTTCCTTTTCTTCTCAATCTTCTGTTCATACTTATCGTCAAGAAATTCCGGCGAGTCATCATAGATGAGTTTCAATTCTTTGATCGCATCTATGAGCGGCTTCAGTCCACCTATAAAGTTATCCTTATCCAAAAAAGATTTTCTGTAAGAGACGATATTTAGTCTCATTTTTCGAGGTTTTGTAATCACTTCATAGTCAGGATTCTGTTCCCGTAGTTCGGCAAAAACTTCCCAGGCAAAATCATCCTTTAATTCAAGTCTTTTAAAACGGCACATTCTGAGAAGTGGGTTAAGACTTGGTGTCAAACTTCTGATAACTATTTTCACTTCATCCACGACTTTCTCTCTTTCTTCCCCTTGAATACAAAACAGATAAACTTCGATTTTATTTTGGAACCACCGCTTGACCTAAGCACCTTGCAATCCCGCTGGCATTTTTCACACAGCTCCTGAACTCCCCGTTCTTTGACCCGCAAGTCCCAAGTCCTTTTTCTGTTCGCCGCGCTTTTCCAAAGGCTAAATTGATTGCTCATTATGTCATGCGACCTTATTTTTCTACCTCGCCCTGCCTCACCCAGCCTTGCCTCACCCTACCTGGCCAAACCCGACCTTGCCAATCCCGACCCCGCCGCACCTAACCTCACCGTGCCCCACCATACCAGACCGTGCCATGCCGTTTTCTATTTTCATTCAATCATTGCTCCTTGTCTCCTACAGCCCCGGAAAGGGGCCAGGCGAAAGGAGGAGCAAAACCCGGCCCCCCGAGGCTCAATAACTTTTTTTGACCGCTTTGAACTTTGCTCCGAACAGCACGCTCATGATGATAGTGAGCGCCGTAATGATGGTCTCGGCTGGCAGATTCAGACCGAGTTCCTTGTTCAAGGCCGCGAGTATCACGCACACGAACGCAAGTAAGAACTTCGGATCCTTCCAACGTCCAGCCTGAGCACCGATCTTCTTCAGGTCGAGCTTGGCCTCGAAGAGGACGTAGAGGACCACGGCCGTCAGACCACCCAGGACCGTCATCGCGTCCATCCCCAGGCCGAACTGCTCCTTGAAGAATGCCAGGATCGCCGTGATGACGCCCAAGACCGCAAGCAACGTTTTCCTGCTCATGGTGAGCACCTCCTATTGAGAATTTTTATCTCGGCTGATCTCGTAGGCTCCTCCACAGACCAACGCGAGGATGTAAACAAAGATGATGAATATGTTTTTCATTTTGGGAACTCCTTCCCCTCGTAGCCGGCGATGGCCTTGCGAAGATCGTCGTTGGACTTCACGTTAATCGGACGTTCGAGGAATCTGTGAGTTAATGTCTCAAAATCCCCACCGTGGTATCCCATTTTTTTCGCCGCCGCGCACAGCACGTCCCCCGCCCGGAGTCGGGCATCGTATTCTGCCCTTACATGGTCTTCGAGAATCTTAGCCGCACTAAATGATACCTCCAAGTCCGCCGCTAGTTTCATCAGGCTCTTGTTTTTTAGGTTATCCGCCGCCCGGAGTCGGGCGATGATGATTGATTTTATTCTTTGAGTAAGTTCCTTTATTGTCGGAGCCATCTTTGTTAATCGTTCATCCCCACTTTTGGTATAGCCATCGTCAATGCTTTCTATCCTAGCCTCAAATGCCACGGTTATTTCTTCTACCAACTCCTCCGTGCTGTATTTCTCGCTCATCTATTCCTCCTTTCCCTCATAGTCGGCGATGGCCTTGCAGATATTCATTTAGAAAACTCAATATTTCCACTCATTATGGATAGAATATTGTAAGAATTTAGACCGTATTGATCCTTAATTTCCGAGGCCACCTCATTGAATCTGGG